CTATTTTTTAAACAGTCTCACTACACCGCCGATGATTGTTTTCAAAACCACAACAGAAGAAAGACCAAAAATACGGAGATTTACAAGCCTTAGCTCAATCTCAGATAGATTACGAATTGCTTTATTCATTCTTTGAATGCTTTGTGTGATAATGTAGATGTCCACGCCCAAGTGTCTGTGATAGTCAAAAAAGAACTTTTGGACTTGTGTTAGATCTGTGTCCTCATCTATGATGCTTTGGAACTCATCAAGATAGAAGACTACCTTACGAAAATCCCGCTCTTTGTACAAAGTAGGGATTATGTAGCGTTTCCAAAAGTCCACATTCAAGATGGTTAAGAACCCTACCCTGTAATTTCCATCGTAATGCATGCCAGCGAAAGAATAGCAAAGAGCCAAAAACTCATCAAGATACATAAAATTATCCACTTCCTTGCCAAAGTAGAAGCTGAGTTTATCACGCTCCAAACCGTCAATGTTTGAGACAACCAAAACGGAAGGTTTTTTAAGATCATCAAGAAGCTTTTTAACAGCGTAGTATGTTTTGCCAGCTCCAGGAGTACCTGTGATGAAAACTATAGCCATGGCTAAAGCCTGAGAAAAGGAATGAGATTTAAAACAAAGCGAATTGTAAGAGCATATGAGAGTATGCCTATAGCTTGTGGTATGCCAGAGTTTGCAAGAAACCAGTTATCAATGTAAAGCGAGGAAAGAGGAGCTATAGGAATAGAAAGAGCAGAAAGCACGCCGAGAATAAAAGCAAGAACACCCTTTAACACAGCAGTAAAGCCACAATAAAACATACACATGTTATAACCTCCTTAAAGGTATTGATTGCCAGAGAAGGAAGACACTGTAAGAGACTAAAAGAGCAGAGAAAAAGCCAAAGGCAACCGCAAGACCCTTAAACACACCCATAAAAAGACTGTCCAAATCCTTCAAAAGATCATCAAACTTAGCTTGAGCCTCTTCACACTGTCTTTTTAGCTCCTCTGTTATAGCATCTGTCAATGTAATGACAGGCTGAACTTCCTGACTGAGAAGATAATTCACATAAGGTATAAATTCTGTTTCATCTACAGTTATGTCTATGTCAGGAAAGACATAAGGAGAAGGCAAAAGCTGAGTTTGTAGCTCAGGAGAAATAAGCAAAGTATCAGGATCAGAAATAGCCCGCCTTATTCTCTCTATCCTCTCTCTTAGCTCAAGGTTAGGATCTAAAGCAGTGTCAGTATCCACATAGGGAAGATTATCAACATAAGGTAGAGTTTGTACCGCAGTTTGAGTATTATCCACCGCATCATTCCAAGACTGCACAATTTGAATTTGTCTTTTTAGGTTTTCCTGCTCATCTTGTGAAAGATCAGGAGGAAGAGTATACTTTACCTCACCACCAATAGAAATTGTAGCACCAGGAGTACGAGGAGAGGGAAGATCAAAACACTCTACGCTATCATCAGTGGAAATCTGAATATAGTCAACATTAAAGCTACCACCACAGAACAAACCAAGCGTAATACCGCATGTAGTCATCTTAGGCTTACCCACATTAAAGGACACTTTACAAGTAACGCTTTTATTCATGCAAACTGTATACCCACCAAAACCGCAGTAGTAAGGACTGCCATATTCTGTATACTTCTTAGCGAGGAAATCAAGATTAATGCCATTATTCCAAACAGGAGAAAAACTAAATAGCATACAAGCATACACCTGAGCTTGCCACCTTGCTATTCCTTCCTGCAGACAGCTGAGAGCAGGCTTACCATAAGATACATTTCCGTAGATATCAGTAAAAGTATAGTGCTGATCAAAAATACAATCAGACTGCGAAATAGAAGGAGGACAACCCCAATTCCGAGAAATTATCCAATAGAGATAAGTAATCATACCATCACTCCGATAGAGGCAATCAACATAAGAAGAGAAGCAATCATTACAACCCGCAACAAGAAACCCACCATAACAAAGCTGATAAGGATTTTCAACAGATGGGAAAGACAACTGAGGCAAAGGAACAGAGAAGTTAAAGTAAGGAACATCTAAAGTCCCAGTGATCTGTTTAATGTACCAATAGAGCCTACGCATCAATGCCAAATGACTTTCTTCCACAAGGTTTACATGTGAAAAGTCTAAAAAGAAAGACTGAACCAGAGAGATACCCAGCTTAGCCAAAAGCTCAAGACCAGACAAAGCACGATTTAAAAGCACATTAAAAGCTTTTGTTTCATTCACCGCACGAAGAGAGTAAGGAACAATAGGAGAAACAGAAGGATACACCTCAGATATCACAAGCTGAGTTTGTAGTGTATCAAGTAGCAACTGACGAGTAGCAGACTGCAAAGCACTTGCCTTAGAAAGAACACCAGAAGAGCCAGACTGAAGAGCAGAAATGTATTCATCAGCACTACGCCTAAATGCACTTAAGCTTTGCTCATAGCTCTGTCTTGAAATGTGCAAATTATCTATAGCAGTTTGCTCTATTGTAGTAGACCTTTGCCACATTTCCTCTAATATCTGAAGCTGTTCATCATAAGCTTGGGACTTTTGCCACATCATCTCAAGCTGATAAAGTACATCATCATTAGAAACCTTAGGCATCTCAGGTATCACAGGAGCAACCACTACATTCACACGAGCAAAGGCAAACGCAAAAAGAAGGAGAAAGAAGAAAAGCCAACGCATGGCTAACGCCTGAAGATGATAAAGTAGGAGAGAATGGTAGCGAAGATAATCCAAGCTGTTTTCATTGCAACCAATAGAGAAACCATAACGGGATTGCCTGCAATGTCTATAGCTGTATTAACGAAGGGAGGGAGATTGACAGGTATAGGTGGTGGAGGAGTACCACCCACATTGAGAGAGAAGCCCTGAAGGAACTGAAAAATTGATGTATTCTTAGCAGAATTTACAAAATCTTGTAGGACTTGCTCTATTGTATCACAAGAACAAGCACCGCAATAGCTATTATCTACTATTTGCATTTGATTTCTTTCCCTACATACGCACGCTTGTTTACCGCCTACATCTTCAAAACCACATTGAAGAGCAAAGGCTAAAAAGGGAAGAAGGAGAAGAAAGAGTAGCCTCATTTTTCACCACTCCTTCTAAGAGCATTACCCACTATGACAGAAGCAAGAAGACCCATAACAGTAGCAAGTCCAATGCCAAGTCCGAGGAGATGAATTTTAAAGTCCTTAAGTGTTTCATTGAGCTGATTAAGAGCCAACACATAGTCCGCACACTCACACTGAGACTGAGCAAATACAAAACCAAACATCAAAAGAAACAACAAAACCATCATGCCCAAACCCTCAATATGAAAAATCCAGATGCGAGAAGCCCAAAAGCAAAACCAACACCAACAAAAATATTTAAAAATGCTTGCTTGATGCCAGTAAGTGTGTTTTTCAAATCCCAAACAGTAGAACATGGAGATGGAGAAGTAGAACCACCACCAGCACCACCTGAAGGAGGAGAAGGAGCAAAAGGATCAGATGGATAATTGCTACAGTCAAAAAGAATGCAAGAGCACTGCCAAGAAGAGCCATTTAAAACACAGTCATAAACAACATCTGAAGAAGAAGCACGAGAAGAGCAATAATTATTCACATCTTCCTGTGTCAGATCACCTTGAGGATAAACAGGATAAGCTCCCATCTCACCGTAGCATATACAACCGCTATAAGTAGTATTGCTGTCTATGTGAAAGGTAGACCAAACACAAGCAAAGGCAAAATGAGGCAGGGAGAACCCCGCCCCAAGCACAAGCAGTAGGAGTAGACGATTAAGCTTTGCCAAGAGCACGCTTGATGATTTTGTAGGTAACGAAGAAAATCAAAATGGAAGCTACAGCACCAAGCAAACCTTGAACACCAGAAACAAGACCAGATACGGCCTGTTGAGCTTGCTGAAGTATATCCATCTCTTACACCTCCTTAAGAGTTTTTAAACTTTGGTTAGATGAATTGTTAGCTGACTGATTAGCTAATTGGTTAAAGTGTTTGATAGCTATCTCATAAACTGTATGCCAATAATAAGCATCTTCTTTGCCCTTAGTCCAATCCACAGGGAAAGGTAAGCCTTCCATCTCTTCAACCATAGCAAGTATTAGCTTTTTGACATGAGCTTTTTCATCTTTAAACAAGTCCAAAAGACCAGCAACACCGCCGTAGTAAGCCTTTATAAGCTTTGACTTTCTCATGATTACAACCTCTTCAAAATCCATATGGGAATAGTAAAGACCCACACGAGGAAGAAAGCCCCAGTAAAGAAAGGCACAGACCCCATAAACGCGGTACCGAAAGCTGAAACCATCATATTAGCTACAGACTGAGGATCCATTACTTTTTCTCCTTGTCTTTGACAACATCAAAAGGCACATCAAAATCAAAACCAGATGAAGCAGAAAGAGGATCACCGAGAGAAATGTTTATGCCAGAGATGGGAACATCAAGCACGGTATTTGGAACTATAGACATAGTCAAAGGAGCAGAAACAACCAAATAGAGAGGAAACTCAGGACGCTCATTAAAAAGCTGTCCGTATAACTGATATATAGCTCCCTGTCTACCATTCTTTTCCCAAGTCCTTCTTTTTTCCACAAGAAGGACTTTTAACTTGAGAGGAGAACCCATGCCACCTGTCATATCACACCCCCTTTAGTTAGTTAAGACTAAAGTAAGAAAAAACAAAAAATAATGCAAATAAGCACACACCTTTAAGTAGTTAACAGTTTGAATTTAGGACTAAGTGAAGACTGTTTATCACTTAAAAATTAAACTGTATTCAACTTAGAGAGAAAAAAGGAGGATCACGCTCAAAACCTACACAGTCATAGAAACCCTTGAAGAACTCAGAAAAAGGAATAGAGAAAGTCAAAAAGTACACACGATAAAAGTCGTAAAGATTTAACCAGCCAAGCAAAGATGAAGATGAAGAGAAAGAAGGACGAATAAAATTTCTACTCATAGAGAATAGACGCACACGAAAGTACCACATAAGGCATGTAGAAAGACGCACACGCACCTTATTATCACGCAAAGAAAAAGCCCAGTATTTGTGAGCAGACTTAACCAAGTACTTCAAGAGATAAGCTTTTATCTTTTCTGTGTCTCTACCAATAAACTTGACATCTACACCTTGAAAAGCAGAAAGATTAGAAGAGAAAGAACGCCACCAACTATATATACGCTCAATGCTAACGAAAGGGAAAGATGCTAATATGTGAACATGAGGATAACCATCTTCATGAACCTCTATAACCCAAAAGTACCGAAAATTCTTATATCCCTTCTTTCTAAGATATGCCCTAAAACGCTGAAAGAAGTCAGAAAGCCAGAAGCCAATATTAGCCCATACATAGGTTAAATCCCAAGAACGGGACAAAGTAAGAGTGATGAGCACCCAGTTAAGAGCAGGTATGTTTATATGCTTTATCCAAGAATAATAAGTCTTTGAAAAATAACGCAAACGAATAGGACGCACCGCATATTTACCATTGAAAAAGACAGGGACTTTTTGAAGCTTTTGAAGATACCAAACAGGATACAACTTAGCAAGCTGAACCGCATTATGAGAAAGACGCACCTGTCTACCTTGCCATTCTGAAGTTAGGACATCTAAAAAGTCAGTATCCAGCTCATTAAGGGAATACTCAAGCAAATCCAC